AAGGAGGTAGTCCGGTGAGTGGATAAATTAACCCCAAAACAAGAGCTATTTGTCCAAGGGATAATCTCCGGGCTATCTCAAAGGCAAGCGTATAGACAAGCCTATAAAGCTGAAAAAATGAGCGATGCTGTAGTTGACAATAAAGCCTCTGCCATTTTCAATAAGGGTGAGGTAAGGGTGAGGTACCGCGAGCTTTTAAAACAGTTCTCAAACATGTCTTTATGGTCCAGAGAGCAGGCTTTTAATGAGTATGAATGGCTCAAGAACAAGGCTAGAGCAAGTATAGAGAATGACGGCATTAAACAAGCTAATTCAAACGCCTTTCTTTCGGCTTTGGACGGTATGAACAACATGGCTTTTCATGATTTGGAGCTTGCTGATGAAAAATTAAGACTTGAAATTGATAATCTTAAAGCTCAACTAGGCTCTAATGATGAGGATGACACAGTCATTACTGGATTTACATTTGATAGGAGTGAGTATAATGGCAATACTGAACCTAGCGAAACTGATTAACCCAGTTTTTGATGAAGTCCTCTACACGCCCAAGAGCCACATAGTGCTCAAGGGTGGCCGTGCCTCTACTAAGTCCTCTGTAGTATCCATTGACCTTGTAAATGACTTTACCAATGACCCTATGGGGAATGTGGTGGTCTTGCGAAAAGTAGGTAAGTATCTGAGAATGTCAGTGTATGAGCAGATAAGATGGGCCATCTATGAGATGGGGTTAGCTAATCAGTTCAAGTTTGGGAAATCACCCTTACAAATCACACATAAGAAGACAGGCACAGCCTTTTATTTCTACGGCGTAGACGATCCAATGAAACTCAAGTCCCAGAAGATAGCCAAGGGCTATGTAATGGCCGTATGGTTTGAAGAACTGGCTGAGTTTGCAGGCCGTGAGGACATTGACATAGTTGAGGATACTTTCATCCGTCAGGAGCTACCAAACGGCAAAGAGGTCAAGGTTTATTTCACATACAACCCTCCACGCAATCCTTATGACTGGATAAATGAGTGGGTTGCTGAGAAAGCTAGTGACCCTACTTACATGATACATCACAGCACCTACCTTGATGACAAGCTAGGTTTTTTGTCTAGGCAGATGAAAGACAAGATAGAGCGTTACAAGGAGACGGACCCTGACTATTACAGATGGATGTATCTAGGCGAGGTAATCGGCTTAGGTAATCATGTCTATAACATGAGCTATTTTAAACCACTAGAAAGCCTCCCAGACAACGACAAAGTGATAGGTATATCATTTGCCCTGGATACAGGACACCAGCAATCAGCGACGGCCTGTGGAGCTTATGGGCTAACTGCCAAGGGTAATGTTATCTTGCTTGATACGTTTTACTACTCACCAGCTGGCAAGACTATCAAAAAGGCACCTAGTGAGCTCTCTGTGATGATCCATGACTTTATAGACAAGGTTATGAAAACTTATAGAGTGCCTAAGCTCAAGATGACCATTGATAGTGCTGAGGGGGCTTTGCGTAACCAGTATTTCAAAGACTATGGCGAACGCTGGCATCCAGTGGCCAAAAAGAAAAATCAGACTATGATTGATATGGTTATCAGTCTACTAGCTGAGGGGCGTTTCTACTACCTTGACATCCCTAATAACAGGGTATTTGTAGAGGAGCATAAGATGTACCGCTATGATGACAAGTCACTCAATACTGATGACCCCAAAGTCATCAAGGAAGATGACCACACAGTGGACGAGTTCAAGTATTTTGTCCTAGACAATGCTAGAGAGCTAAGACTAAAAGCCTAAAGGAGCTAACAATGGGAATAGTACAGACTATCAAGAATTTTTTCACAAGGAGCAAGTATGTGATGACAACACAGAACTTAACGAATATCATTGATCACCCTAAAATAGCAGTGTCATCCACAGAGTATGACCGAATAAGGGAAAATCTCAAGTATTATGCAGGACATTATCCACAAATTGAGTACACTGACAGCAACGGCAATCCTCAAAAACGAGCTTTCAACCATCTGCCTATTGGACGTACAGCAGCCAAGAAGATTGCAAGCCTAGTGTTTAATGAGCAGGCTGAAATCAAGCTAGACGACAAAGACGCTAATAAATTCATTCAGAAACAGCTACAAGATGACAGGTTTGTCAAGAATTTTGAACGCTACTTAGAGAGCGGCTTGGCTCTTGGTGGCTTAGCTATGAGGCCATACGTTGATAGAGACAAGATAAGAGTCTCTTTCATCCAAGCGCCTGTCTTTTTGCCATTGCAAAGCAACACACAGGACGTCTCTAGTGCTGCTATTATCACTAAGAGAATCAAATCCGAGGGAAACAAGCAGAAGTTTTACACGCTGATTGAGTTGCATGAATGGGGCAAAGATGACAAGTATACGGTCACCAACGAGCTCTACAAGTCTGATAATCAGAACATTGTAGGCGCTAGGGTTCCTCTATCAGACTTCTATGAGGATCTTGAGGAAGTGGTAGACCTGAACGGCTTGAGTCGTCCACTCTTTACTTATCTGAAAACTCCAGGGATGAATAATAAAGATATTAACTCAGCTCTTGGGCTGTCTATCTTTGACAATGCCAAGACTACAATGGACTTTCTTAATACGACCTATGACGAGTTTATGTGGGAGATTAAGATGGGTCAGCGCAGAGTGGCCGTCCCTAGTCAAATGATTAAAGTTGAGTACAATCAGGAGGGCGAAAATGTCACAGTCAAGCGTGAGTTTGAGGCTGGACGTAACGTCTATGAACAGATTGATTCAGGAGATATGGACAAGGGCGTAGGCATTACAGACCTTACAACGCCAATCCGCTCAGATGACTATATCAAAGCCATCAATAAGATCCTGGCAATCTTTGAAATGCAGATAGGAGTATCTTCTGGCACCTTTACCTTTGATGGCAAGAGCTTGAAGACAGCTACTGAGGTTGTCTCAGAGAACTCTGACACTTATCAAATGAGAAACAGCATTGTGAGCCTAGTAGAGCAGTCTCTAAAAGAGCTCATTATCTCAATGCTGGAATTGGGCAAAGCCTACGGACTCTATAAGGGAAATATCCCTGAAATGGAGAAAATCAGCATTAACCTAGACGACGGAGTCTTTACAGACAGAAATGCCGAGCTGGACTACTGGGTTAAGGTTGTAAATGCTGGTTTTGCTACGGATGTCATGGCCATTGAAAAGGTGCTCAATGTTACGCCTGAAAAAGCTAAAAAAATCAAAGCTGAAATCAGTGGCAATGCTATTGATGAGGCAAGCGGAGAGCGCAGTCTTGAGGATGTAGGAGTGTATGGAGAATGAACTTACTAAAACGGATTTCAGAGAACTTTATGCAACAAGTAATGTCATTTATAGGGATTAAAAGCCCCTCGCTAGAGCAGAGAAAGCTAGCAAGTGGAATAGTGGAGGCTATCCGTGAAAGACAAGAAGAAACCAATCAAGCTAAATGATGAGCAGCTAATGCTTGACGCTAGTCAGGTTGCAGACATATATCATCAGCTAACTCTTGACCTTTTTGACCAGGTAATAGATCGTATCAAAGAGCGTGGCTCTGCTAGTCTCGATGACAACCCTTATATTTGGCAACTTGAAAAAATGAATGAGATGGGCCTGCTCAATGAAGATAATCTCAAGCTCATTTCTGACCGCTCAAGCATTGCTGAGGAGCAACTTAGGTATGTCATCCAAAACGAGGGCTACAAAATCTACAAAGACACCAAACAGCAGCTTTTAGAGGTGACTGGTGGAGGTGGTTTTGCTGGTAACTCTATCATTCAGACCAATCTAGCTGCTTATGTCAATCAGGCTATGGGAGATATAGATAACCTTATCAATACCACCCTGCCAATGAGTGTGAGAAAGGTATATCAGTCCATAGTCCAGGAGAGCGTGGCCAAGGTTGTCACAGGGCTCACTACCTCTGACAAGGCTATCTCTGATACAGTCATGAAATGGGCTAAAAAAGGCTTTTACGGCTTTACTGATAGCCAAGGAAAGCACTGGAAAGCTGATACTTATGCTAGGCAAGTCATCAAATCGACGGCTTGGCGTGTCTATCGTGAGGTCAGGATGGCTCCGGCTGAGGAGTTGGGGATAGATACCTTTTACTATCACAAAAAGGCCACAGCTAGAGAGATGTGCGCTCCTTTACAGCACCAGATAGTAACTACAGGGGTTGCTAGGACAGAGGCTGGGGAGCGTATTTTGGCACTATCAGACTACGGCTATGGCTACGCTTGGGGATGTCAGGGTATTAACTGTACTCATGAGATGACTCCCTACATTCCAGGAGCCAACTACAAGCCTGATTTGCCTGACGAGTTAAGAGACTTGACACCAGAGCAAGCGATAGAAAATGCAAACGCTCAGGCCAAACAGAGGGCCCTAGAGAGGTCTATCAGACAGTCCAAGGAATTTCTACACGTTGCAGAGAAACTAGGTGACAGCGAGCTAATAGACAAGTATAAGAGCAAGGTTAGGATCCAACAGGGAGCCATGAGAGACTATCTCAAACAGCATCCGTTTATACATCGTGATTACGCTAGAGAGAAGTACTACTACGATGATGACGTTGTTCAAAAGTTATACAAAACTATTGACAAACGCTCTAAAAAAGAGTATTCTGAAATACTACAAAATTTGGGAAATAAAGCACCCAAGTCTTATGGTGACTTCAAGTCGTTGAGTCGATCAGAAAAAGAATCTCTGAGGTATGATAATAGGATTGTCAATTATTTCAAGGGGGACATTCAAGAGAAACTGTCAGACAAGCAGAAACAACAGGCAGTGGAGGCTTACTTTAATTTCAAGAATGATGGTATAGTGTTTGGAGACCATGCAATAGCACGCTACATAGAACGTATGAGGCGCAATGACGGCACATTTACCTACAATTATGAAACAGTAAAGACAGCTTTTTCTCTACCTCCTAACTATGTATCAGAGAAGAACGGCAGACTTGCAAGGTACTATAACGGTATCCTCTACATCACTGAGCCTGATGCAGATGTTGTAGTAACTATGATGAAACGTAAAAAACTGAAAGGATTTAAACCATTATGAAATACAGTCAACAAGTATTAGACATGCTAGAACAAGCAGTTAGTGGTCAGATTGATAATTTTTGGGATTTCTCCTTTAAGTTTAACTCCCTTTTTGGAGAAGATGAGGATTTTGCTGAGGCTTGGGACAATGAAAACCCTGAAATGTTTGACGCTCTCAATGACTTTGAGCTGATGATGTTCTTAGAGGAACATGACCCAAGTGATAAGCAAGGATTTATCAATTTCCTAACACCTTACTATAAAAAGGCAAAACAGTTAGTAAAACTTAGCGCTTAGAACAATCTAGGCGCTTTTATTGTGCAATAAATTGCTATAAACCACTATAAACCACTATAAACCGTATGGATTTCCATTCGGTTTTTATTTTGCCCTGGAGCATGGCGTAAAACTGTCTTAATTTGTCCATGTGACGTAAAAAAGGAGGAGTTAAGACATGAGTCTTAAACGTGAAATGTTAGTTGAGGCAGGTATTGAGGACAAGGCTGTCATTGACAATATTATGCAAGCGTACGGTGCAGGTATTGAAAATGCCAAGTCACAAGCCAAATCGGAACTACAAGCCGAAAACGAAGCATTAAAACAACAGCTTGAGCAACAAAACCAAGCTATCAATGATCTACAGGCCAAAGAGGGAGCTAGCGCTGAAAGTAAACAACAGCTTGAAGAACTAAAAGCCCAATTTGACCAGTACAAGCTAGATAGTGAGGCAAATCTTGCTCAGGTAACTAAAACAAATGCTGTAGCCCTTGCTTTGAAAGACGTAGGAGCTTACAACTCAGAGGACTTGATGAAATTCATTGACCTAGACAAAATCGAGCTAGGAGAAGATGGAAAACCTCAATTAGAGGACACAATCAACTCACTCAAGGAGTCAAGCCCTTACCTATTCCAAGCAGAGGACAAGTGGCCTAACCCTAATATCTCTGTGCATGGAAATCCACCAGCAGAAACTGGATATGATCATCTAAGCGCAGAGGACAAAGCCCTATTTGAAGGCTTTGATAGCGTATAAAACCAAAAATAAAGAAAAGAGGAATATTACACATGGCAGTAAATTACGCAACTAAATTTGATGAAAAAGTAGATGAGCGCTTTACTAAAGAGGCCCTATCTACTGGTATTGTTAACCAAGACTTTGATTTCCTTGGAGTTGACACCGTCAAGGTTTACTCTATCCCTACATCAGGAATGAATGACTACAAGACAACTGGGCAAAACCGTTACGGCGACGCTGAGGAGCTTGGAAATACAGTTCAAACTATGACAATGAAGAAAGATCGCTCTTTCACATTTACAATTGACAAGAAATCTGAACAGGACACAAATGGTGTCATGGAGGCTGGAAAAGCCCTTGCACGTCAGTTGTCAGAAGTCGTTATTCCAGAAGTAGACACTTACCGTTTTGCAACAATCGTAGCTGGTGCAGATACAGATCATATTGCTACTGGTTCAGTAACTAAAACAAATGCCTACGAGCTTGTGCTTGATGGTCAGGTTAAACTAACTGACGCTTTCGTTCCAACTGCTGGCCGTATCTTGCATGTATCTCCTAAATTCTACAAACTCATCAAACTTGACCCAACCTTTGTGAAAAACTCTGACCTTGGTCAAGAAATCACTATCAATGGTCAAGTAGGTATGATTGACGGCTTGCCAGTAGTCTTGACACCTACATCACGCCTGCCACAAAATGTAGAGTTTATTATTGCTCATCCTGTAGCTACTCCATCTCCTGTTAAATTGGAAGACTACAAGATCCACGATAACCCACCAGGAATTAATGGCAAACTCGTTGAGGGACGTATTCGTTACGACGCTTTCGTTCTTGACAACAAGAAGAAAGCTATCTATGTTCACAAATCAGCTTAGTGAAAGGGGATAAAAATGAACGATTCTAACATTGAAGAGACTTTGGTTGTATCTAAAGAAACTGAAGAGGAGCCAGAAGTAAAATATCCAAAAACATTGAAAAAAGATGGAGTAACGTTTACTCTATCTGACCCGATTATGATTTCAGCCTTTGAAAATCAAGGATACGAAGTGGAGGAATAAAATAAATGGCTAAATTTAAAGCTAAAACAAACTTTTTTATGGCAAAAACAGGGCAGCAGTTTGATGCAAATAATGCGTATGAAATGACAGTTGCTGAAGTGGATGAAATTAATAGACAGACACTTGCGGAATATGGAGACAACTGGCTAGAAGAAATCGAGCAAGTTGTCCCATCTCAAGAACCAACTTCAGATGTAATTCCAGGACTTTCTGAAAATCCAGATTATTTAATTTAAGGCGGTGAAGTCATGACCTACTTAACAAAAGATGAATTTAAGGACTTTGGTTTTGATGAGGTTGAGGAGTTTGAAAAGCTACTAAAGAGGGCAGAGATTGCTATCAACCTCTTTCTTAATAATTTCTACAGCTTTGTAGATTTTGAAAAAGAGATTAAGCACAGAAAGCAAGCTGTCAAACTGGCTACGGCTTTCCAGATAGCATATTTGGACGCTAGTGGGATCACTACGGCTGATGATAAGCAATCAGTCTCTACTGTGGTTCTAGGGCGCACTCATATCACCTACCAAAACTCATCTAGCCAGTCTTTAGAGAGTGCTAGGTATAACTTATCACTTGACGCCTTGAATACTCTGAAATCGGTAGGATTTGGCTTTAGGGGGGTAGGTTATGACAGACATTGATAAACGGTTATTGATTGATACTGTAACAATTCAGAAAACCACAGGAGAAAAAGACGGATGGGGTAAAGAAGTATTTGAGAGCCCAGTGACCCTTAGAACTGTTAGGTTTGACAGACAGTATCAAGTCAAAGGTACGAAGAACAACCGTAAAGAGTCCAAGCCTAGTACGTTATTTGTGTACCCTAAATATTGCCCAATCGTCTTAGACAAGACCTTTGAAAATGCCATTATCAACGACGGAGAACGTGAGTACAGAGTGACCTCTGTGGTTCCTGTCAGTTATCCACACAAACAAAAAGTATTTTGCTATGAAGTGGAGTGTATCTGATGGGAATAGGCGTATCTGTCAAGATTGATTTAAAAGGTATTGAGAAAAAGGTATCCCCACAGGCACTAGCTAAGGGGAAGTTAGCTATCGCTAATCAAATGTTGACTGACTTTACCCCTTTTATTCCTCGAAAGAGTGGAGACTTAAGTGGTAGCGGTCAGGCTACTAAGGATGGGGTTAAATATCCTGGACCTTACGCTAGAGCTCAATTCTACGGATCGAGCTATAACAAGAATAGGAGTTTTGTCTTTAAGAAGTACACGACTCCTGGAACAGGCAAGCGGTGGGACTTGAAAGCCTCAGTGTTATATCTTGATGATTGGAAGAAAACGGGTCTAAGAGCAATGGGAGTAAAAGCATGAATAACAATGATTTTTCAGAAGTCCTTAGAGATTTCATCAACACACTAAACCTCCCTCTGGCTTGTAAGCTAGATTACTTATCAGAGGGGGAGGATTTAGTCCTTTATCCTTTGCCAGGTGGGAAGATTTTAACAGAGTACATGAACGGCAAGCAGGACATTAGCCTTGTCTTTGAGGTGGCAATCAAAACGACTGATCACCAGAAGACAAGCTCTATCCTGTGGGCCATCAATCATGCTCTCGCTGATTTTAATCTGGAACTACCTAGCAAAAATAATTCATATCAATTCAGAGGCCTTGAAGTTTCACAGCCATTCCTAAATGACCGTGATGAGCAAGGCTTTTATATTTACATGTTAGATGTAACGGCAAAACTTGAAACAAATGGAGGAAACTAAATGCCAAAAATGAAAAACGCCAAACGCAAACACTTTCTTGCGCCATGGTTACCAACAGCACCAACTACTGAGCCAGGTAATAACGCCTGGAAATGGCTTGCGGACGGAGTAAAAACCGCCGAGGCTGAAAATGACGAGGATACAGATGACATTGCATACTACAACGGCGACGGCACCAAAAAAACTGTAGTGACGTCTGTTAAGAGTGGTTACAGTTTTGAGGGCGATTACATCAAAGAGGATGAAGCTCAGGCAATTGTTGCAGCTATGCGCTTTAAAACTGGAGATGACCGTAATGTCTGGTTTAAAGTGGTAGACGCTGATGGCAAAACTCAATATGTCGGAGTCGCTACTGTCTCAGGTATCAAAATTGGAGGCGGAGATGCGTCTGAGTATGAGACCTTTGAGTGCACTATCAGCTGGAATGTAGCGCCTAAACAGTCTGCTGTAGTCGGTTGATGATTTGATCTAGGGGAGTGAACAGGCTCCCCTTTTTATTTTTGATTTTAAAAAATTAGTAGGAGAGAAAACAAATGGTAGTAATTAAGAAACGTGACAATGTCATCCCTGTTGATTTTGGAGAGTTCAGGCTTGAATTTGTAGCCAATGACAAAAACATCCACAAAATGGAGTCAGTTGGTAAAAAGCTCAAAAAAGACGGCGAAAAACTAGCCAACACAGAAGACAGTAAGGCCTTTGAAACTTTACAAGACTTGGTAAAAGGGTCATGGACAGAGCTGTTTGACCAAGACGCTTATAACAAGGTCTATGATTTCTCTAACGGCTCGACTGTCGATACTATGGCTTACTTGCTTGAGGCTATCACAGGGGTTATCTCAGAATGGGAGAAACGCAACAATACAGATGCCCTCAAAAAATATCTAGGTGACTGACATGCTGGACCTATCAAGGAAATTGACAGATGAGTTAGTCCTTGGTGATGATGTGTATCCAATGAATATCGCTTATAACAAGGTCTTGAAAGTTGTAGAGCTGATCAATGATGATGACATTGACGAGCTTTACAAGCCTTTCCTGGCTATTCAAATCTTGACCGATGTAGATTTTACTCAGGCTTTAACTCCTGAACAAGCTACAGCAATTTTTAAGATGATTTTTGAGGAGCATATCAGAATTATTCCAGCTAAAGACACAGCACCAGTGCTAGATTTGGCAGGGAACCCAATCAAAAGCAAGATACGCTCTAGGAGCCAATCTGAGGGCGGAGATCGTCTCTTTAGCTTGAAGTACGACGCTGAGTATATTTACTCATCATTTCTCCAGGCTTACGGAATTGACCTAATAGACGCTCAGAACAGCCTACACTGGAAGAAGTTCAACGCTTTACTCAATGGCCTGCCTAGTGATACTAAATTTGCTGAGGTGCTGAAAATACGCTCTTACAAGCCCCAAAAAGGCGACAGTAAGCAGTACAAGGAGAACATGAAGAAACTCAAAAAAGAGTATGCTCTACCTGATGAATTTGACTACTAATTTTAGAAAGGAGGTACACAATGGCAGATGGTTCAGTTACTATCAAGGTTGACATGGACGGCTCCAATGCTCAGGCTGGAGTGAATAAGCTCAAGTCTCTTTTTGGAGGCCTTGAAAGTGCAGGGCAAAAAGTAGGCTCAGTATTCAAGTCAGTCCTAGGAGCTAATTTGATTGGCTCAGCCCTTACTACAGGGATTGGTACTATTACTAGTGGTATCCGTGAAATGGCCTCTGAGCTAAACAGTTCACAGAAAGCCTGGAAAACATTTGAGGGAAACCTCCAAGCCTTTGGACGATCAGCTGAGGAAATCAAGGCAGCTAAGACCGAAATGCAGGACTTTGCAACCAAAACCATCTACTCAGCCTCTGATATGGCTAGTACTTACTCACAGCTTGACGCAGTTGGGACTAAAAATGTTGGTAGTCTAGTTAAGGCTTTTGGTGGACTTGCAGCCTCTGCTGAAAATCCAGCCCAAGCCATGAAATCATTGTCCACTCAGGCAACACAGATGGCAAGTAAGCCTAAAATTGCCTGGATGGATTTTAAGATTATGATGGAACAAGCTCCAGCTGGTATGGCTGCAGTCGCAAAAGAGATGGGAATGTCTACCGCTGAGCTTGTAAAAGCCGTCCAAGACGGAAAAGTCAAGACAGAGGACTTTTTTGACGCTATGAACCGTGCAGGAAACTCTGACGCTTTCCAAAAGATGGCTACAGAGTTCAAAACGGTTGACCAGGCTATAGACGGTGCCAAGGAAAGCCTCTCTAATAAGCTCATGCCAGCCTTTGAAAAGCTCAATAAGTTTGGTATCAAGGCAGTAAATGCTGTTTCAGACGCTTTGGACAAAATCAATTTTGACAGTATTGCTGAAAAGCTAGGTGCGTTTTTAGAAGGGATAGACATTGAGGGGTTTGTCACTAGAATCAGCTCATCAATCTCTAATGTTGTTTCCAAAATCAAAACGTTTTGGGAGGCATTCTCAAATACAGGAGCAGTTAGTGCTTTTGTCGAGGCTATTAAGAGTATTTCAGGAGCGATTGGTCATGTGTGGGATAGTTTGACAGCATCAGAAGTGTTGACAACCTTAGGAAGTGTACTAGGCAATATTGTCAAGTGGCTTTCTCAGGCTGCAACCGCAGTAGCTAACTTTGTTTCAGGCTTAGATCCAGGGACAATCCAAAGTGTAGCAACGGCGATTATTAGCATTGGTACAGCTTTGATAGGTATCAAGGCGGGAGTCAAGATTGCTCAGGCTCTAAAAACAGCCTTTGATTTTGGTAAGAATCTAGTTAGTTTAGTAAGTAACATTCTAGGATTGACAACAGCCCAACTTGCTAACGCTGGAGCAAGTGCCGCAATGAGCGCAGGGAATACAGCAGTTGGGACAACGGCATCCGCAAGTGCTGGCTCTGTTTTGAGATTGGCCGCTGCAGTTCTTATGATTGGCGCAGGGGTCTTGATGGCTGCCGCTGGTGTTTATGTCCTGGTACAGGCAGCTATACAACTTGCCTCAGCTGGAGCTGGTGCACAGGTTGCAATGCTTGCCATTGTAGCAGGTATTGCCTTGCTTGCTGTGGGAGCAGCTACATTAGGTCCAGCATTGACAGCAGGAGCTGTAGGTATTTTAGCTTTTGGAGCTTCCGTTGCTCTTATTGGTGCTGGTATTGCAGTTGCTGCTCTTGGGATTTCTGTACTTGTTACAGCTATCTCTAACGGAATGACTCAGATCATTAACGCCATATCTGCAAATGCACCACAAATTGTAACAATTATCCAGGCTATTGCTGATGGTATCAGTGCAGCTATGAGTGGTATTGCTGGCATTATTGCTTCTATTGGAGGAGTGATCTCTACAGCTTTGCAAGGCATTGCTAATATCTTTACATCAGTTGGGCAAGCAATATCTACTGCTGCTCAAGGAATCGGTAAAGGTATTGAGAGTGCTTTTAATGGTATTTCCAATGTCATCACCTCTGTAGGTAATGCTATCAAGAGTGTATTAGATGGCCTTGCTAATGTATTCAATTCTATTGGTACGGCTGCTCAAAAAGCAGGAAATGGATTTAAGCAGTTAGCTCAAGGGGTGGTAATGATCACCAATACCAACCTTGGGGATATGGCAGCATCTTTAGCCGCTGTTGCTATTGGCGTAGGTAAAATCTCAGGAGCAAGCGCTGGCATGGCTAGCGTAGGGGCAGGGATGCAGGCACTGGGAGCAGGTCTACTCACAATACAAGCCAGCGGAGCCATGGCCGTTGCTGTACTAACAACAATGGCAAGCACCATTCCTACAATTTCAGCCTCTGTAACTACTTTAGCCCCAGCGATGACATTGGCTGGTACTGCTATGAGTTCCTTTGCAACATCAGTAATGACCTCTTTTGTAGGTTTATCAGGGGCAACAGCTAGCATTACTATCCTACAAAGTGGGTTAGTTGCTTTGTCAAGTTCAATGTTGATGGCACAGGCTGGAGCCCTAGCTATATCAGCAGGATTTACAGCAATCAGTGGAGTTGTGAGTGCTTTAGTTGGCGTACTTGGTACAATACCAGGTCAGTTTACACTGATTACCACATCAGCAATCATGGCAACTACTGCCATTATGCAGTTAGCTACATCCGCTCCTATGGTTGCCTCGGCCTTTTCTAGTATCTCGGCAGCTGCTGGATCAGCAATGTCTCTACTCAATTCTGTTGTGCAGTCAGCAATGTCTCAAGCTGTAGCAATAATGCGCTCAAGCATGCAACAGATGGTGTCTGTGGTCATGCAATCAGCAACTCAGATGACACAAGCTGGCCAACAGGCAGGGCGTGGGGTTTCTAACGGAATTACTAACGGTATCCGTTCAGGGATTGGCTCGGCAACGGCTGCAATGTCAGCCATGTTAAGCTCAATACGCTCTACAGCTATGTCAGGTGTAAGTTCTATGAGATACGCAGGGAGTATGATTGGCCAAGGATTGGCGCAAGGTATGTACTCGGCGCTTGGAGCTGTCACGGAGGCAGCTAATGCGCTTGTCGCTCAAGCTGAGAGAGCAGCGCAAGCCAAGGCTAAGATCCATAGTCCGTCACGACTATTTAGAGACAATGTAGGTAGATACATTGCTCAAGGTATTGCCGTAGGTATTGAGCAGAATAGCTCTGATGTGGTTGATAGTCTGGCATACGTTCAGAAAGAGATGTCAGCGTTCAAATTTGGCGCTGAGGACTTGCTAGGTTTAGGGAAACACACTGTATCTAGTCAGTTTAGGCTCAAATCACTCACAGAACGAGCAGAAACAAGCCAAATCGAGGTTATTCGTGACCAGGCTGACAAAGTCCTGGCTAGAGCTCTTGAAGTGGCTGAGGAGGCTGTCAAGCGCCCTGTGAACATGGTGCTAGATGATGGTACTCTGGTTGCTAAAATCGGAGCCCCAATGACTAACTATCAAAATGATAAGTTAATGATTGATAACATGATGAGAGGTATTACCTAATGAATAATGACACAATCACAATCAATGGATTTGACCTCTCTGAGGTTATTGACATTATAGACATCATCCGTCCAGTAGGTAACGAGCGCCATATCACTACTAATGACGCTCCACTTTTAGGAGTAAATCTGCAAGAGGTACGGACAGGCGCTAAAATCATCAAAGTCAAGTTTGCTATGCAATATGGGAACGGCATGACACTTGAAACGGCTAAGCACAAACTAGCTGGTATTTTTAACACCTCTGAGGCTGTCAAAATCATCATTTCAGACGAGCCTGACAAGTATTACATGGGTCTAGTATCTGGCTCTGTGGATATGGAAAACATTACTAGATGGTTTCAAAAAGGCAGTTTTGACCTGATTATCCCTGACGGAGTAGCTCACAGCTCAACCTATAAGCGTTTTGATAACGGACAAGAGCAACCTGACAAGGTTGTTTTTAATTTGGTCAATAATGGCAACGTCCCAGCTTTTCCTGTGGTCACTGTTAAAAACAACGCCGAGAATGGCTATATAGGTATCGTCAATACTAGCGGAGCTTTTGAGGTTGGAGACCGTAAAGAAGCTGATACTGAAACAGTCAAGCGCTCTGAGGTCTTACTTGACTTTAGAGGCGATAAAATCGCTGATGGTCTTGCAAGAGCAGTAAAAAACAGCTCAGTGACTAATAGTCCAGAGAATTTAAACGGGACATCCGAACTAGTCACAGTGGCTGGAAAGAAACGTGTCAGGCTAAGAGAGCAGTTTAGCGGAACATATAACAAAAGCTATTCAACAGGCTTGTCATGGGAAATACCATCTGACTCAACAGGTCAAAAAGGATCACTCAATGACTACATCTTTTGCAAACTTGTCTATCAACTAGACTCTGTGGCTCAATGTGGCTTTATTAAAGTGACTGTGACTGACGCAAATAATCAATTTCTGTACGGTATTGAGACTTACAAACGATATAATGGCCTATACTGTGGTTTTAACATTTTTGCAACAAACAACAACAATGACTATAATTTCTTAAAAACTTTGGACTTTGACTCATCTAGTGACCAAAACAGAAATCCTTTTGCGAAAACAAGGGGGCAGTTTGAAATCATGAGAAACGATGAGAGAGTTCAAGTCTATTATAATGGCTCACACTATAATTTTTTCGTTCCTGAAATCAGAGGTAAAAAATCAGCTAAAATCCACGTTACGATTGGTGGCTTTCACGGAAAGGTGATTATCCCTCACTTATATCTTGATGAGCTGATGTATCGAAAGGATTTTGTGTCAGTTATTAACGACTTGCCAAACCGTTATCCAATAGGATCAAATGTCATTCTTGACAGCGAAAACAACTCAGTCACAGTAGATGGAATTGAGAAAGCTGTAGATGTTGTTCAGGGTTCAAAATTTTTGAGTATACCACCAGGAAGCAGTCAGCTTGAGGTCTATTGTTCAAACTGGGTCAAGACCAAACCCACTGTCAAAGTAGAATTTAAAGAAAGGTATCTATAGCAATGTTATTGACAATACATGACTCAAATTTGAGAAAAGTGGCATTTGTGGACAATGAAAAGCAAGGAACATTAAACTATTTCAATGATACCTGGACAAGGTATTTAGAGACAGGCTCTAGTACCTTTGATTTTACTGTTTTTAAAAAGGCCATTATCTCTGATATAGGTCGGAAAAGAACCTATAACGCTCTAAATGAAAAGGCTTTTGTATCATTTCAATATAAAGGCAAGACTTATCTACATACTATCCGAAAAGTTGAAGAAAATGAGAAAGTTATCAAGTGTTATAGTATCAACCTAAACCTTGAGCTGATAAATGAGTACGCTAACCCTTACAAATCCTCTAAAGCTATGAGCTTTAAGGAATTTTGTGAGGAGATGGACTTACTCAACTATACTTTCTTAAAGATCGGTATCAATGAGATTTCAGATAAAAAGATTTCTGCTGAGTGGGAGGGTACAGATACCAAGCTAAATAGACTATTAAGTCTAGCTAAGAAGTTTGGCGCTGAAATTGAATTTGACACCCGCCTCAACGATGACAGCTCTATCAAGTCATTTATGGTTAATGTATATCATGAACACGATGACAACCATCAAGGTGTAGGACAAGTCAGCTCAATAGTTTTAGAGTATGGCAAAAACCTCAAGACAATCACTAGGACGATTGACAAGACAGGGATTTATAACTCAGTCAAACCCACAGGCAAGGATGAGCATGGAAACGTAATTGACATTAGCGGTCTTGGAGCCTGGTCAGTCAATAATGCCAAAGGAGAGCGTGAATTTTATCAATTAGGAGCTCATCTAGTAGCTCCTCTTTCTATGCAGATGTATCCATCTACATTCACACACTCAACAGGTACTCTAGACCAGTATATTCGTAAAGATATGACTGTAGAGAGTTCAAATCCTGAGGTCATCCGATCAACAGCCTACCGTGAGCTCAAAAAGAACTGTTATCCAGCAGTCACTTATGAGGCTGAGGGCTTTGCGGATCTGGAAATAGGAGACACAGTCAAAGTCTATGATGACGGCTTTAACCCTACTCTTTTGCTTGAGATGAGAGTATCTGAGCAAGTCATCAGCTTTACGAACCCCAAGAATAATAAGACAACTTTTTCAAACGCCAAAGCACTTGAAAATAGACTATCTCAAGGCATTCAGCAACAGCTAGACCGAATGATAGAGGACGCAAAACCTTATACTATTAAGCTAGCTACGGATAACGGCACAGCCTTTAAAAACGGTCAAGGTCAGACGATTGTGACCCCTACTTTAATAAAAGGTAACAAGGTTATCAATAGTGGCTGGCGTTGGGTTGTTGATGGTGTAATCAAAGCTACTAGCTCCAGTTACATTGTGAGGGCTGCTGACATCAATCAAAAAATGGTATTGACGGTCTCTGCTTGGGTTGATAATAAGGAAGTGTCCTCCGAACAGGTTACTTTTTTAAATGCTTATGATGGTACTAAAGGTGATAAAGGAGATCCAGGCAAAGACGGCATTGCTGGTAAGAATGGAGTAGGTTTAAAATCTACTGTCATTGCTTACGCATCGTCTACATCAGGAACTAGCGCTCCTAGTTCTGGATGGACAAGCACTGTTCCAGTGATTCCAGTAGGTCAATATCTATGGACTAAAACAATTTGGAGTTACACAGATAACACCTCTGAAACTGGATACTCAGTTGCTAGGATTGGTAGAGACGGAAATACTGGTAGAGATGGGGTCGCTGGCAAGGATGGCGTGGGTATCCGTGCAACAACCGTAGTTTATGCTAGCTCCACATCAGGAACTGTTCCACCAACTAGTGGATGGTTGTCTCAAATCCCTAGCGTTCCAGCTGGTCAGTATTTGTGGACTAAAACAACCTGGAACTATACAGATAATACCTCTGAGACAGGTTTTTCTGTGGCAAAAATGGGTGAAACTGGACAAAAAGGTGCTAAAGGAGACCCTGGACCCCAGGGGGCAATAGGTCCTAAAGGTGATAGAGGAGAAAAAGGCGAAAAGGGAGAGCGAGGTTTACAAGGTATCCAAGGTTTGCAAGGCCCAAAAGGTGACCAAGGCATTCCTGGAGTAAAAGGGGCAGACGGTCGTACACAGTACACTCACATGGCTTATGCTGATAACGCTGCTGGCGGAGGATTCAGTCAAACAAACACTGACAAAGCCTTTGTTGGGGTGTACTTTGACTTTAATCCAACAGATAGCAGAAATCCTACTGACTATCGCTGGACGAGATGGAAAGGTCGTGATGGCGCCGATGGACTACCAGGTAAACCAGGAGCAGATGGAAGAACGCCTTATGTTCACTTTGCTTATTCTGACAATGCGGATGGTTCTGGTTTAACAATGACAGATAACGGGCAGCGTTATTTTGGTCATTATTCAGACTATGAAAAAACCGATAGCTCAGATAAAACGAAGTACAAATGGGCTGATCGTTGGGCTAAAGTTGAGGTTGGTTCACAGAACAGGTTTGTCCGAGATACTTCAGTTGCGGGGTATTTAGCAAATGCTGGGATTATCTCTCCAGCTAATTCTGTAAATAAAGAAAGGACGTCAGATTTTATTGACATCAATGGAACATCTAATCTCATCTATCAGCTTTGGGTAACTACACCTAACGGAGGAATGCCTTGGCATGCTTGGCAATTTTACGATGCTAATAAATCACCTATCGGAACTCGACTTACAGGTAGGGACAGTTATACTGTTCGTGCTCAAAAGTGGCATATAGTCAATAATATTACAGTACCAGCAACCGCTAAATTTATTAGATTATCTGCTAGAACTTACGAAGATGTCAAAATTAAGTTAGAGATAGGCAATGTACCTACAGACTGGTCTCCATCTCCTGAAGATATTCAGATAGACATTGACTCTAAAGCTGATCAAGGGCTGACTCAGGAACAAATCAATGCGCTAAATGAAAAGGCTGGGATTATTCAAGCTGAGGTTGAGGCTAAGGCTAGCGCTGACACACTTGATAATTGGATAAAGGCTTACAAGGACTTTGTCAAGGCCAACGAGACAGCAAGGGCACAAGCTGAGAAAGATTTGATTGCAGCTAGCCAGCGTGTCTCTAATATTGCTAAGGATCTTGGAGAATTATCTGACCGCTGGAATTTCATCGATAGCTATATGAGCTCATCGAATGAGGGGCTTGTGATTGGTAAGAATGACGGTAGCTCTAGCATGATGTTCAATCCTAACGGCCGTATCTCAATGTTTAGCGCTGGTGTCGAGGTTATGTATATTTCTCAAGGTGTAATCCACATCGAGAACGGTATTTTCTCTAAAACTATCCAGATAGGACGCTTTAGGGAGGAGCAGTATCACATTAACCCAGATATGAACGTAATTAGATATGCAGGAGGTGCTTAATGGCTGATTTTTGGTCAAATACTAATAGAGGTTATCGTATCAGATTGTGGTTAGATCAAACCTCGCAGAGCATTGAAGACAATAGCAGTCAAGTCAGGGTTAGACTTGCCTTGTTAAATACTTTTACGACTTTCGCAGAATACAACTGTACTGCTTCGGTGACTATTGATGGACAGACTATCAATTGGTCAGGACGTCCATCAATGCTTAGTCAAAATCAGGTAATCATGCTAATTGACCGAACTGTCACAGTCGGCCATAACGCAGACGGAACCAAGACATTTAATTTGTCCGCTAGCTTTTCAGGGAGTGGTGGATGGTCTCCTGGCGATCTAAATATTGATGGTAACTCGTTTACTTTGACAACAATCCCAAGATCTAGCTCTGTGAGCGTGAGCACTGGGGTCATTGGCAGTGCGGTTACTATCAACATTAACCGTCAAAGTTCCAGTTTTAAGCATACAGTGCGCTATGTCTGGGCTGGTAAGAGTGGAACGATTGCGACGAATGTAGACACATCCACAACGTGGATAATCCCTCTTGACTTCGCAAACGACATCCCAAACTCAGCGAGTGGGACAGGGACTATCTACGTTGATACGTATTCAGGCTCTACCAAGACAGGCACACAGTCAGCCACATTCACGGCAAGCGTGCCAGATAATCTCAAGCCTACATTTTCAGGTATCACATTGTCAGATTTGAACTCTGCAGCACAGAACCTTATCCCAAGCGGTAACATGTTCATTCAGGTAATCTCTAACATCAAAGTAGCGTTTAATGGTGCAGTTGGTTCTTACGGCTCATCCATCACTGGATACTATGCTGAGATTGTCGGCAAGAACCAATCCACAAGTTCAAACGGTGGGAGCCTAGGCATTATGAATTATCACGGCACAATCAAAATCAGAGCTAGTGTATCTGATAGCCGTGGTAGATGGTCTGATACTAGAGAGGTATCTGTGACCGTGCTTGAGTATTTTGCACCAGCTTTGAGCTTTAGCATTGCTAGAACAGGCTCAACCTCTAGTACTCTGACAGTCACACGAAATGCCAAGATAGCGCCCTTGACTGTCTCAGGAAGTCAAAAGAATACAATGTCGCTGACCTTCAAGGTGGCACGACTTGGGACTGCTAACTATCAAGTAGACACAGGACCAGCCACTGGATCCTGGACAAGTATCTCAAACCTAGTCAATTCTCAGGCTAATCTTGCAGGCAATTATCTAGCTAATCAGTCATGGGTTGTCATCGGCACGTTAGAGGACAAATTCACACGGTCTGACTTCATGGTCAATGTGGCTACAGAGAGCGTAGTCTTGTCTTACGACAGGTCAGGGGTGGGCGTTAACAAAATCAGAGAGCAGGGCGCCCTGGATGTGAAAGGCAATATATATGCTAATGACCAGCCTATTCAGCAGTATCAACTGACTTCTAATTTCGGCGGTGCAATTCCTCCTCACGGTTCGTTTAATAAAGACTTAAATAATATGAAAATCCCTGGTTTGTGGCAAGTCGGGGCAGACTTTGCTAACAATCCTTTAGGAGCTTTTTGTATTTTAGAATGCTATAAATTACATACCACTAACGAGTGTATCCAGAGGGTTACTTCTTCGAACGGCTATATGGCAGTCCGTGAGTACGGATATGATAACGTTTGGAGACCATGGCGCTATGTAGTGCAACAATCAGAATCAACTAATAACTCTGACTATGTAGCATTGTTAAAATCAGAAAGCGAGCCCACACCTTGGCAGAATCTTTCTCTACAAAATGGGTGGCAACATCATCAGCAGTACAATGATGTACAATATTCAAAGTCGTTCGATGGAGTGGTGTACTTGCGTGGAGTTGGGGCGAAAGGGAAGACAGCTTATGGAACGGTTATAGCTCAATTACCAGTGGGATTTAGACCGTTACATTCAACTTACGTTTTTGCGCTCAACGATGATTTTACAGTCGCGGTTTTATGCATTTTAACGTCGGGAGAAATAGTTGTAAAAAATAACGTTGACGCTACATGGCTCAACTTTGATAATGTTTCATTCAAAATTTAAAAAGGAGGAAATATGAAACTAGAATATGGTTCAAAATCACAAGAATTTGATGCAAGCGGAGCCACGTCCGCTACAAAGGTCACGTTAGTCAATGCAGACGGTGCTATCGTACCTATCTTGCTACCAGCTGATAAAATCAGCTTATCAAACACAGAACTATTTGAGTTAGCTCTTGAGGCTCTTTATCAAGAGAATTTCCCAAATCGTGCTGAAAATGAACGTTTTAGCAAGGTAAATCAAGAACTGCAAAAGAACAAAGAGGCAGCGGATAAAGCTGAGCAAGCAGCGACAGAAACAAAAGAAAATCTTGATACTGTTTCAGCTATCACAGAGGTATTGATTGCTCTTGCTATTTCACAAAGTGGAGGTATGCCTACCAACGCCTATGTCAAGGTAGCAGCATTTGTTAAGCCACTAGTCAAGAGTACACGCTACTCAAATGGAGACATCATTGCCATGCCTTATCCGTTTGAAAACAATGCCAAATGGCCAAGTGGAACCAAGACTATCTTTAAGTTCCAGATGCAAGAAACAGAGGGCTATACTTACAAAGAGCAAGCACTCTCTGATATGCTTCAGCAAGGTGTGTTGACCGTGGTCATGCCAAGGATTGATTAAGGAGATAGTATGACATGGGTTGAATTTTTTGAAAAACTAGTGCATTCAATCACTCAGCTTGCACCCACAATTGGAGTTGTTGCGACTGGTTGGTTCGGCATGCGAGCCAGTAAAGCAGGTCACCTCAACCAAGAACAATTCAAGGAACTGAAAGGTGAATTGAGTACTATTCATGCTATCGGAGAGGATAATAAGCAAAAAATAACTGAAGTGAATGAAAAGTTAATAGTTCATGATGAAGCACATCTAGTGATCATGTATCTACGACTTGAACGCGACATCACGGCTGCTCTGAAACGTGGATACACAAGTGTACATGAATCAGACATTATTCACAAAATGCACTCGAGCTACAAGAAACTAGGAGGCAATGGGCGAATTGATGCCCTATTCAATAAATACTTAAATTTAGATATTTCGGAGGAAAATACAAATGCAACAGATTAATGAAATTATCACAAATGGAGCAATCAGCATCCTTGTCATTTTGGCTGGTATTGCAGTCAAAGCAGTCAAGGACTACTTGGTTCAAAAAGGTGGAGAAAAGACCATCAAAATCGTTGAAATCTTGGCCAAGAACGCAGTAAATGCAGTTGAGCAGATAGCAGCTGAAACTGGATATAAGGGTGAAGATAAGCTGGAACAAGCACGCACTAAAATTCGTGCTGAGCTTAGCAAATATAACATCAGCATGACTGACCGTGACCTTGATACATTTGTTGAGTCAGCGGTGAAGCAGATGAACGATGCGTGGAAATAGGAGAGAACAATGAAGAAAAACGACTTATTCATCGACGTAGCAAGCCATCAGGGCTATGACATTACAGGAATTTTGGAGCAGATGGGAACAAATAACACTATCATCAAAATTTCAGAAGGTACGACCTATTTAAACCCTTGCTTGTCTGCTCAAGTTGAGCAATCCAATCCTGTTGGATTCTACCATTTTGCTTGGTTTGGAGGTGACATCGAAGAAGCTGAACGAGAGGCACGCTACTTCCTTAATAATGTACCTCAAAAAGTAAAATACTTGTGTCTTGATTACGAAGATCACGCAAGCGACGACGCACAGGCAAACACAGATGCTTGTATTCGCTTTATGGAAATCCTCAAAGAAAATGGCTATGAGCCAATCTATTACAGCTACAAGCCATTCACGCTTAATAATATTTATTATGAGCAGATTCTTGCGAAATTCCCAAACAGCCTTTGGATTGCTGGATATGGGTTAAATGATGGAAACGCTGATTTTGAATACTTCCCATCTATGGACGGTATCAGATGGTGGCAATACTCTTCAAATCCGTTTGACAAGAATATTGTCCTGTTAGATGATGAGGAAGATAATTCAATCAGTAAAAACGATCTAAAAAGCCTTAATACCATAGCCAATGAGGTCGTGCAAGGCCTTTGGGGTAATGGGCAAGAGCGTTTCGACAACTTAACAACCGCTGGTTACGATGCGCAAGCCGTGCAAGACAAGGTAAATGACCTCTTAAATGCTGAAAATACTAGTAAAGACTTGGATACGTTAGCTAATGAAGTGCTACAAG